AACCAAACTGTCTGGCTTCTCAGCCGCACCTGTCAAAAACGAGGGTTCTGCCATCGCTTATGACAATGCTCAAGAGGCATGGACTACTCGCTACAACCACGAAACCATTGCTTTGGGTTTCTCAATCACTGAAGAAGCGATTGAAGATAACTTGTACGACAGCTTGTCTGCTCGCTACACCAAAGGTCTGGCTCGTGCTATGGCGTATACCAAGCAGGTTAAAGCAGCCGCTACTCTCAACAACGGTTTCTCCGCCGCTTATGTCGGTGGTGATGGCGTTGCTTTGTTTAGCACTGCTCACCCCTTGGTTTCTGGTGGTACTAACTCCAACCGTCCTGCCACTGCTGCTGACTTGAATGAAACTTCGTTGGAAAACGCTGTTATTCAGATCGCTGCATGGACAGACGAGCGTGGTTTGTTGATCGCCGCCAAGCCCAAGAAGCTGATTGTTCCCCCTGCATTGCAGTTCGTGGCTACCCGCCTGTTGGAAACCAACCTCCGTGTTGGCACTACCGACAACGACATCAACGCACTGAAGAACAATGGCTCTATCCCTGAAGGCTACACCATTAACAACTACTTGACCGACACAAACGGCTGGTATTTGACTACTGATGTACCTAACGGTCTGAAGCATTTCGTTCGTTCACCCCTTGCTAACAGCATGGACGGCGACTTTGATACCGGCAACGTCCGTTACAAAGCCCGCGAGCGTTATTCGTTCGGTTGGTCTGACCCATTGGGAATGTTTGGTTCTCCCGGTTCGTCCTGATAATTTGGTTTTAAATAACCAGATGAAGGCCCCCTTTTGGGGGCCTTTTTAATTAGCCTTGCAAAAGTCATATAGGTTCCGTAGGATTGTTTTGCGGCATAGGGCCGCACCAAATTAAAGGAGTTTTTATGTACAAGGTTCAGATTAATATTGCCGACTGGGATTTCATGGACGATGAAATTTTGACCATCGAGACCAGCGATTTTGAAAAAGTGCAGATCATTCAAGAGTTTATCGAGCTCCAAAAAGATCACGGTTGGACTGCTGACTACGACATAGTTACAGAATTTGACGATGAAGACGAAGAATACGTTTACGACGAAGATACTGATAGCTGGTATTGGTACGACGAAGACGCAGACACTTGGTATGTGCACGACGAAGAGTCCGATGATTGGGTTGAGTACGTTGAAGAAGAGTCAGAAGACGAAGAGTCAGAAGACGAAGAGTCAGAAGACGAAGAGTCAGAAGACGAAGCTACTACTGTTACTTCATACGTAATTACCCGTATTGAAGAGTGAACGGAAAGTTACACTTCTTGTAACTTGATGGGGGCTTCGGCCTCCATTTTTTTTGCATGGCGTTCGTTATAGTGGAAAACCCTATGGCAGTTCGCACACAGCACTAAACACTGCTCAACTTCTTCCAACGCTTTTCTGTAGCTTTTGGCCCGTACAAGTCGATGAACACTCTCGTTCTTCATTTCGGGGTCTATGTGGTGAAAATCTAAAGTTGCTGGGTGGCTAGTTCCGCATTCAAGACAAGATAGCGTGTCCTTGAAGTCCTTCCACTTTTGTTTGAAGCAACCCTTTGTTTTCTTGGTCGCGGCTTTGACCTTATTCACGTTTCCATCGTAGTGCTTCTTGGAGTAGCCCTGTTGCTTTTCTTTCTTTTTTAATGGGTCTTTGTAAGGCATGTTGACATTCTACACAGATCGTGTATATTGAACGCATTCCGGGAAACCCGGCGTATCAAACAGTCCCGGCTGACTGACATGCAAGATTGATACGCTATAACGCATGGAGATATAAACATGGGATTCGCAACTCACCTTGGCCCTTGGTTGTTGGGCACTGTTAAAAACACCACCGGCACTACTGCTGGTACTATCCGCAATATGGGCGCAACTACTGTTGCTCAAACTTATACGGCTCCTGCTTCCGTCATTTTGGCAAGTCCCACAGCACAACAAATGTTTGTGTTACCCGCTGGCGCTAAGATTCTTCGCTTCGGACTTGAAGTTAATGTTGCCCTGACTGGCGCAACTAACTGCGGCGTTACTATTGGTAGTTCTGGCACAGCTAACCTGTACATGACCTCGGTTAACACTGGTGCTACTGCTGTTCAAACTTCTCCAGCTACCATCGCAGCGGCGACTTCAGGTTTTTACGACAGCATCGGCACAACAGACGCAATCATCTTTGGCACGTTTACCGCAGCTACTGCTGATGCTACTGCCGGTACGATCACTGTTACTGTTGAGTACATCGTTCGCGACTCCGACGGCTCTGCCAATCCTTCACAGGTCTAATTAATCACGGGGGCTTCGGCCCCCTCATAACAGGGGATTAATTATGCAACAGACAGACGTAAAGGCGGCGCACTTAACTGCCGCTGGATCTTTTATATTGGGACGCACACGCCTCAAAGGTATTGTGGTCAGTCCTAAAGCAAGCACAGCCGCAACATTTGAGATTCGTGATGGCAGCGCTACTGGCGCTGTTTTGTTTACGATGGATATTGCCAGTGTTAGCACTCCTGTGAACTTCAACATCACGATACCCGGTGAAGGTATTTTGGCAACTACAGGACTGCACCTGACAACCAGCGTTGGTACTGTTGTGGGCATTGAAGTGTTCTATGGCTAAGTCCCCAGCATGGACGCGCAAGGAAGGGAAGAATCCGAGCGGAGGCTTAAACGCCAAAGGTCGGGCTTCCTACAACGCAGCGAATCCCGGGAAGCCGGGGCTAAAAGCTCCTCAACCCAAGGGCGGCAGCAGGCGAGACTCTTTCTGCGCCCGTATGAAAGGGATGAAAGCGAAATTGACGAGCGCAGAAACCGCAAGGGATCCCGATTCGAGGATTAACAAGAGTCTACGGGCTTGGAATTGCGCTGATGGCGGGTATGTAACGGACGCTGATGGTTGTGCTACCAGCGGCAGAACGAAGGGTAGGTTTGTATGACTGAGCAAACAGACACCGTAAAAAATATGTTAGACATCGTGGCAGTTTTTACCACCCTCGGTACATTCTTAAATTTGCTTACTCCTGTATTTGGCTTGATTGGCGCAATAGTGGGTGTCATGCGTATTTACGAGATGGCTACAGGCAAAGAGTTTTCCGCACTGTGGCGCAAAAAGAAGGCAGACGATGCCAGCGACAAGTAAAAAGCAAAAAACCTTTATGGATGCTGTGGCTCATAACCCAGCATTTGCAAAGAAAGTTGGAGTCCCTAAAGCTGTAGGCAAGGACTTTAGCGAGGCCAGCAAAGGCATGAAGTTTGGTAAGGGTTCCACAACCCGTGCTGATCGACAAACAATCAACAATCCTAAAACCAATCAAGGTAAACAGGAACTTTTTAAAGAAGGTGGCAGCATGGCAACGAAAATGAACCCCGGTTTTATGGCAATGATGGCTAAGAAAAAAGCTGGAAGCGGCAAAATGGCTGCTTTTGAAAAGTCCGGCAAAGACGTTGAAATGAAGGGCGTTAAAGAAGGCTCTCCTAAAGACCGCGCAATGGACAAAAAGCAAATGGCAATGAAAAAAGGCGGCATGGCTGGCGGTGGTATGCCCATGAAAGACGGTAAACCCGCTTTTATTGGTGACGGTAAGGGCGCAATGAAAAAAGGTGGCATGGCTAGTGGAATGCATAAGATGCCTGATGGCAAGATGATGAAAGATTCCGCCATGAAGAAAATAAACATGGGTGGTATGGCTAAAGGCGGTTCAGTCTCTGCTCGTGCCGACGGTGTTGCCACTAAAGGCAAGACAAAGGGCAAAATGCTCGCTAAGGGCGGCAAAGCGTATTGTTAATTTAAGGAGTAAATCATGGCAAAAGCAAGAGATTTAGCAGCATTGGCGGGTTTAGCGGGTCTAGCTTATGCCATGCGCAATAAGGGTGAAAGCAAAACCGACACGGGCGACGAAACAGATCGTTTGGCGGCGCGTAAACCCGCCCCTATTACTGACACCGGGGATGAAACAGATCGTCTTTTGGCCCGTTCGCCAACTCCCGATTACAGCAACGAAGGGCGCAACAAACCATTAAAAGTTTCCCCTCCTGTTGCTCCGCCAAAACCCACCGTTGCCGAAGATGTTATTCCTACCAAACCTTTGGCTACTTCCACACAGCGTACTGACCAGCTTGCTAATCTTTCACGTGCAGTAAAACGCGAAGATAAGACAAAGAATTATGCCAAAGGCGAGTTTGAGGATCTCACCCGAGATGCAGGAGATGATAGCCCAACGGCTATAAAAGCCAAGAAACTTTATGACACCTTAGATAAAAAAGCCGGGGCCCCGACATCAAGCGCTCAAAAAACTGACGCACTTGCAGTAGCGTCCCGAGCAGCAGCAGCAGCCGATAGGCAACGCAAAATGGCTAAACAAGGCGCATATAAATCTGGCGGGATGGTGTCTAAAGTTTCGTCTGCCTCTAGCCGCGCTGACGGGATTGCCACCAAAGGCAAAACACGCGGCAAAATTTGTTAAGGGGTAAATCATGGCAACAAGCAGTTTTGGAAAAGCATTTAAAGCGGCTCGCGACGCAGGCGAAAAAGAATTTGAGTTTGGCGGGAAAAAGTACAACACAAAAATAAAGGACGAAGATTCAGAGAAATCTGAACGTACTGCCGAGCAGCGGAAAAAAAGCGACACGATGACCTCTCTAATGTCGGCTGAGCGAAACATGCCAGAAGGCACTTCAGATTTGGCAAAACAAAAAATTAAGGAAGCTGTTGGTAATGCGCAGCGCAACTATGCAGGAAACCCGCCTAAAGGCGTAAACGCAATTGATAAGGGCGGCGCAAGTCGTTCTTTAAAAGTTTTAGAAGATCGTGATAAAGATACAGAGCGTTCAAACATTAAAGCTGCCGCAGATGATATGCGCGGTAGAAAAATGGAAGGTGAAATTCTGAACAACATGATTACCAACCCCCCAATGAAAAAAGGCGGAATGGTAAAGATGGCTTCCGGCGGTATGACAGCTTCCAGTCGTGCTGATGGCTGTTGCGTCAAGGGCAAAACTCGCGGAAAGATGGTGTAATCATGGCAACCGCAAAACCCAATAGCGCTGTAGCTAAGTCTTTAAAAAAGGCTGGGTTTTACGGCGCAAGTAAACCTAAGCGGTTGGGTATTATCAACAAAGTTACAACAAAACCTCAGCGGATAGAGATGGTTGATAAACTGTTTTTAGCCAAAAAAGTTAAAGGTGGTAAAAAATGATGTCCTCTCGCGGTATGGGCGCAATCAGCCCTTCTAAGATGCCCAAGGGTAAAAAAGAAGCCCGAAGGGATGACACCGACTTCACTGAGTACAAAAAAGGTGGGTTGGCAAAACAAGCTGCTACCGCCATAGCCATGAAAGAAGCAGGCAAGAAGCCTAAGAAAATGGCTGAAGGTGGGAAAACCTTAGCCGAACAAGCCAAAGAAAAGATTGCGGAGTACAACAATTCAAATAGTGGCGGTTCATCTAACGATGTTGTTCCGTATGTGCAAGCAATGGGCGGCAAGGATAAGTACGGCATTGGTGGCGGCGGGAAAGCTGGCTTTAGAAAAAAACTGGATGAAGATACGGACATAAGCGCATACCTTGAGGCTGGCGGGTTTAAACCCAAAAAAGGCGAGTTTCAAGGAAAAATTATGGGCGGCGGTGTAACGTACAACAAGAGATTTTCTGAAGGCGGTAAAACAAAATCCAAGGTAAACGAGGCGGGCAATTACACCAAGCCAGAGTTACGCAAACGAATTTTCAACAGCGTCAAAGCTGCGGCAATTGTGGGTACAGGCGCAGGACAGTGGAGTGCAAGAAAAGCGCAGGTAATGGCTAAACGATACAAGGCTGCTGGCGGGGGATACAGAGATTGAAAGCGCCACAGCAATCCCTTAAAAATTGGGGCGATCAAAAATGGAGAACCAAAAGTGGTAAAAAATCTTCTGACACAGGTGAAAGATACCTTCCTGAAGCTGCAATTAAAAGCCTTAGCCCTGCTGAGTACGCTGCAACAACGCGTGCAAAACGTGCTGGCAAAGCTAAAGGGCAGCAGTTCGTAAAGCAACCGCCTAAAGTGGCAAAGAAAACGGCAGGATTTAGATAATGGTTAATTTCATTCAAAAGCAAATTGAGATGTCTGAGCGCATGTTTGAACTCATGCACAGGGATCATAAACAGCGTATGGAACAAATTGTTATGTGGGCTGATATGAATGACAGCCTTATGCGTAAGCTTGAAGAGCGAGACAAAGAAATTAGTCGTCTGAACTTACTTTTAAAAGCGCATGAAACTGCGGAAAAAATATAATGGCACAAACATCCGGCGCATCAGCATTTAACCTTGACCTCACAGAGTTGGTCGAGGAGGCGTTTGAACGCGCTGGTGGTGAGCTTCGCACCGGATATGACCTGCGTACAGCCAGACGCAGTTTAAACATCATGTTTGCTGACTGGGCAAACCGTGGTATTAACCTTTGGACTATCGAAACCGGCACGATTAATCTGGTTCAAGGACAAAATACCTACGCCCTACCTGACGACACCATTGATTTGCTTGAGCATGTCATCAGAACACAGGCAAATGTTGCCGCAACTCAGGCCGATTTGAGCATCACTAGGATTAGCGTTTCTACCTACGCTACGATCCCCAACAAGATTACTCAAGCCAGACCTATTCAAGTTTGGATTCAACGATATAACGGACAGACTAGTCCTATATCCGCTACGTTAACTACAACAATTACGTCTACGAGTACATCTATTGTGTTGAGTGATGTTACGGGTTTACCCGCATCTGGGTTTGTAAAGATTGATAACGAAATTATCAATTACAGTTACATCACGCAGAATACAAACGCTGTATCTGGGACTTTGAATAACTGTTTCCGTGGTCAACAAAACACAATTGCAGCGGCACACACCTCTGCGGCTACCGTCTATTGGCAGCAAGTCCCCGCGTTCACCGTTTGGCCTACACCAGACAATGTACAGACTTATCAATTTGTATATTGGCGTTTGCGACGTACCCAAGACGCAGGCGGCGGTGTCAACATCATGGACGTACCTTTCAGGTTTATCCCTTGTATGGCGGCTGGCCTGTCGTACTACATCGCCGCAAAGATTCCAACTGGCGCAGAGCGCATCCCATTCCTTAAGTCCCAGTATGACGAGGCGTGGGAACTAGCAGCATACGAAGATCATGAGAAAGCAGCATTACGTTTGGTTCCTAGACAGACCTACATTGGGAGGTAAGCGTGGGTAATCGTTACGCCTCTGGCAAGAATGCAATTGCTGAGTGTGACCGGTGTGGGCAGCGGTTTAAACTGAAGATTCTGAAGACCGAGATCATTAAGACAAAACAATATAACTTGTTGGTTTGTCCTGAGTGTTGGGATCCAGATCACCCTCAGTTGCAATTGGGGATGTATCCTGTGGATGACCCACAGGCTTTGAGAAATCCTAGACCTGACCGCAGTTATGTGATTTCAGGTTTGTTGGCGGATGGCGAGTTGGGTGGTGGTAGTCGGGTATTTCAGTGGGGTTGGAACCCTGTTGGTGGAGCAAGTGGGTTTGACACTCTTTTAACACCAAATAACTTGGTTTTGGTGGTAGAAATTGGTACAGTAACGGTAAGCGTAACTTAGGAGTTAATCGTGGACAAAAAAGATTTAAAGCAAGACAAAAAGATGATTGCTGGCGCAGTGCACAAGCATGAGAAAAAGCTTCACCCCGGCAAGCCTATGACTAAACTAGCCAAAGGCGGCAAGACCAACGAGATGATGCTAAGTATGGGCCGTGGTATGGCTAAAGTTGCAAATCAGCGAGGTAAATAATGGCTAAATTCAGCGACAAACGAATGGGTAAAGAGGTTGGTAACGCTATGGTGTACGCCGAGCCACACACCATGTCTGGTAAGGCTGTGGGCATTTCTTCTACTCCCGGCAAAGAGCCAAATCACAGTAAAGCCGACACGGTCAACATGAGCATTGGCGCTATCAGCAAAGCTGCTGGCGACAAACAGGTCAAAACTAGCGGTATTAAAGTTCGTGGCACTGGCGCGGCTACTAAAGGTCTGATGGCACGAGGCCCGATGGCATGAATTACACCGAACTCAGTAACGCTATTCAAGCGTATACAGAGAACACGGAGACTAGCTTCGTGGCGGAGATTCCTGTCTTTGTGGAACAGGCTGAGCAACGTATTTATAACTCGTTGCAGTTCCCCTCGATTCGTAAGAACGTGACAAGTACTGTTGCGATAAACACAAAGTATTTAGACTGCCCTCTTGACTTTTTAGCCGTGTACTCTATGGCTGTGATATTGCCATCAGGGGAGTACAAATACTTGCTGAACAAAGATGTCAACTTTATTCGTCAGGCATATCCATCCCCTAGCGATAAGGGGGAGCCAACGTATTACGCACTATTTGGCCCCACGGTATTAAATTCTGTAATTTACGACGAACTCTCGTTCATCATTGGCCCAACCGCCGATGCAAATTACGGCGTTGAGCTGCACTATTACCACTACCCAGAGTCAATTGTGCAAAGCCCTGTTGCTATTTTGGGCGCAATTACTGGTGGCAGCGCATATACGGCGGGTACTTATTTTAATGTACCCTTGACTGGCGGTACAGGTAGCGGAGCGTTAGCAACGGTTACTGTTTCTGGCGGCGCGGTAACAGCGGTAACTATTACGAATGGTGGGCTGTACTATACGGCTGGCGGGTCTTTGTCAGCTTCCGCCGCAAATATTGGTGGAACAGGTTCTGGCTTTTCAGTGTTAATTAGTACTGTAACTAATTCTGATGGACGGTCATGGCTGGGGGACAACTTTGACACCGTGTTGTTGTATGGCTCGTTGCTTGAAGCTTACACTTACATGAAGGGTGAAGCCGACATGATGGCGCTGTACAACCAGAAGTTCATGGAAGCTCTTGCGTTGGCTAAGCGTTTGGGTGATGGTATGGAGCGCCAAGACGCTTACCGTTCTGGTCAATTTAGACAGGCGGTGACCTGATGGCGTTTACCGGCAACTTCTCCTGCGATGTTTTTAAGACTGGGCTGATGAACGGCACGTTCAACTTCACTTCGGGGACGTTTTATATTGCACTCTATACCAATGCAGCCACGCTTGATGCGTCTACCACGGCTTATACGGCTACGGGCGAGGTTGTGGCTTCTGGGTACACGGCTGGTGGGCTGGCACTTACGATTGCGCAAACCCCCACGGTAGGTACAGGCAACACCGCTTATATCTCATTTAACAACGCGGCTTGGACTTCGGCACTAACCGCTCGCGGTGCTTTAATTTACCAAAGTGGTAGTGGAAACCCCGCAGTTTGTGTACTTGATTTTGGCGCAGATAAGACTTCAACTTCAACATTCACGGTACAGTTTCCCGCTGTATCAAATACTTCAGCAATCATAAGGATAGCGTAATGGCACTTGTAAATACAACTAAAGGCAAAATGGATGAATCTTTGCTTGAAAAGAAAGAAGGTTCAGTCGATAATGATAACGAATACACAACTTGGCTTGAGTATTGGTTAGATGGAGAACTTGTCCACCGTTCGGCGCATGTTCAGTTAAAGAAAACGCCCCCAATTGCTGCTGAAGCAGCGTCTCTTACATAAGGAAACATCATGGCAAATACCCAAGCAATGTGTACTTCGTTTCTAGGCGAAATTCTCACTGCCACACACAATTTTGGAACTGCCCCTATTCGTGCAGTTACAACTCCCGACGTTTTTAAAGCAGCTTTGTATCTTACATCTGCTACGGTAAACGCGAGCACTACAGCATACAGCGCTACCAATGAGGTGTCGGGTACTAACTATACTGCTGGCGGCGTAACGATTACAGGCTCACCTGCATGGAATGCCCCAACAGCAACCAATAGCTCTGCAACCGCTGGCACTGCATTTACGACACCCACGGCTTCGATCACGTACACAACCGTGACTTTGGCAACGGCGTTTGACTCAGTGTTGATTTATAACTCTACTCAGAGTAATAAAGCTGTCAGCGTACACACCTTCGGTTCTCAAACAATCACTGCTGGTACGTTTACATTGACTATGCCTGCTAACACCACTGCTGCTGCATTGTTGCGTATCGCTACAACTTAAGGGTAGTGTATGGCTCTCGGGTGGGGCGGCGACACGTGGGGTGACAATGGTTGGGGCGGCGCAATTCCTACTACGGGTAATGTGGCTGTTTCAACTGTTGGTACGGCCACGCCTATTGTTTCTGTAGCGATTACGGGTGTAGACGCTTCGGGGGCAGTTGGTACAGTTGTTCAAAGTCAGTTAGTCGCAGTGGCTGGTAATTTAGTAAATGCGTCGGCTGGTACGGCTGGGGCCTCTGTTACGTTTGCTTTGACAGGTGTCAGTGCAACAAGTTTAGTTGGATTCGGCTGGGGCCAAGGGGCTTGGGGTGATAATCCGTGGGGCGGCTCTAGTCTAGGTTTTGCTGAGGAATACAGCGGTGCGGGCGTTAGCGCCACTGGCGCTGTAGGTAGTGTCACTGTTGCCGAGCGCTCCATTGCTATAACAGGTGTTAGCGCTTCTGGTGTAGCGGGCACAGTGGTTAGCGTAAATGCTATGGCGCTGACAGGCGCTGGGAGTGCAGGCGGTGTAGGTACGGTTGCGGTTACAAGTACTCTTGGTTTAACGGGCAACGAGGCTTTTGGTCAAGCGAGCCAAGTTATTGTGCCGGTGAATTCCAACCAAGCGTTGGCTTTTGTGGGGACTGTACTCAATGTAACAACCGTGGGATTGACCGGTATATCTGCTTCGGGCGCTTTAGGGACTATGGGGTTGATTAGGACACATAGTTTGACAGGTAATTTGGCAAGAGGCAGTGCTGGGGATGTGGTAGCTGTTTACTGGAAATTAATTGATGACAACCAGTCAACAATTTGGCAAAATATAAACACTTCGTAAGGAACGGACATGGCAGCAACAACAACTCTTTTGAGCTTGGTCACCCCCACACAGGGTACGCTCTCTGGTACGTGGGGCGACACAGTCAACTACGGTATTACTGATTACCTTGACATTGCCATTGCGGGCACATTGTCCTTTGCGGGGGACGGCGCTATCACACTGGCAAACACCACAGGCAGCGCGTCAGGAAACGCGATAACTACTACAACAGCCCAGTACATGGTGATCCGTATCACCGGCACACAAACTGTTACCAAGGTTATTACAGGCCCAAGCTACAGCAAGCTGTACATGGTGGATCACGCAGGCGCTACCAGCGCGGTAACATTCAAAGCCTCCGGTCAAACAGGTGTCTCTGTCGCTGTAGGTGAGAAGTGTTTTGTGTATTACAACGGCACTGACTATGTAAAAGTTGCTACTAGCACAGGTACAGGATCAGTGACAAGTGCAAGCGTAGTGTCCGCCAACGGCTTTGCAGGCACAGTAGCAACCGCTACAACAACACCAGCCATCACCCTTACAACATCTATTACGGGTGTTTTAAAAGGTAACGGCACGGCAATTTCTGCTGCTACTGCTGGTACTGACTATATAGCTCCATCGGGAGCTTTAGGTACACCATCAAGCGGCACACTGTCTTCTTGTACGGTTGATGGCACAGATGCTGTTGGTTTTAGAAATATTCCTGTTAACAGCCAAAGTGCGGCATATACAGCAGTATTAGCAGATTCGGGGAAAGTAATTTTTCACCCGTCAACTGATGCTAATGCTCGAACATTTACGATTCCGGCAAATAGTTCCGTAGCTTATCCAGTTGGCACTGCAATTACATTCATAAACATGACAAGCCAAGTGGTAACTATCGCAATTACTACCGATACAATGTATTTAAGCAGTGCTGGTACAACTGGCTCACGTAGTCTTGCTCAATATGGCTCAGCTACAGCAATTAAAATGACTACAACAACTTGGTTAATTTCAGGGAGTGGACTGACATGAGTGGAGCACTACAAGCTGTTTTTCAAAACCAAAGAAGTTTTGGTGCGCCTCCTTTAGATAGTATTTTTGGAGGGCCGGGCACCTTCACTTGGGTTGCTCCAACAGGTGTAACTTCAATTTCCGTTGTGGCTATTGGCGGTGGCGGGGGCGGTGGCGCATCCGTTACGGCGGCTGGTGGCGGAGGTTTAGGTTATAAAAACAACATTACGGTAGTTCCCGGATGTTCCTATACAGTTTTTGTTGGGCCGGGCGGTAATCCACAACAAGGCGGTTCAGCTAGTTATTTCAACGCCAATACCTCTGACAACGTAAATCCTGTGGGGCGCGGCGGTGTTTCCGGGGGCTCAGCAACCGGAGGCGTGTATTACGGTGATGGTGGTGGTAACGGCGGTCAAGGTGGTATTTACCAAGGTTGTAGTCCTCAAGGTGCTGGTGGTGGTGGCGCTGGTGGATACTCGGGTACAGGCGGTGCAGGTGGTAACGACACATCTTCTTCTGGCTCTGCGGGTTCTGGAGGCGGCGGCGGCGGCGGAAACTTTGCCTATGGCTCAGGTGGCGGAACAGGTCTGTTTGGTCAAGGCTCAAATGGCACTGCTGGCGGCGGTGGTGGTAGTGGCGGCGCTGCTGGCGGTACTGGAAGCGGGAGTAATGGCGGTGTGTTTGGCGGCGGAGCAGCAGGCAATAGCCCGGGAACGCCCGGTTCAGGCGGCTCTGGCGCGGTGCGTATTGTAGCTCCGGGTACTACGCGTCAATTCCCATCTACTTGTGTAAGTACATCTGCCGCTAAAGGATCTTTCCTCTTTGGCGCTCCGGGTACTTATTCTTGGCTCGCACCCGCTGGTGTT